GCAAAGCAAGATAAACACATAAACAAGTTGCCTTTCTTTCGCCAAGTTTGTCTAAATAATGGTACAACTTATAAGTTAAATGTAAAAAACCTCGTGTTTTAATCAATTTTACATACCTTTTTATGTTGGTCCTGTATTTCATACAGTATTGATACCCATTCATCCTCATTCATATACTGAAAATCTGTCTGAGAGCTTGTTATTCGCTTGATCCTAAAGGTTAGGGTAGTCTCGGTCAAATTTTTATAAAATACTAAAAAACAGGGTATGTTTAGTCGTCTAGCAAGGGTGTTTACGAGGTTTGTTGCCTTGAATTTTTGGTTTTTATCATAGCAAGTCTCGAGGATGGCAAGAGGTTCATAACATTTAGGACAAACTTCCACACTATCCACATCAATCATGGCTATGCCATCGTATTTTCTGTGCCAATCGTTATAACTTCCATTACTGTGATGGTAGGTCCATCTTGCCATGTTTTAGCCTTTCTTTTAGTTGTCTGATCTCATACTCTTTGACAGATAAATCAGTTTCAAGTATGTCAATTATTTTTCTTAGCTTATCAACTTCCCTCTTAAATCTTTTTAATTCTGATTTTAATTCAGCATCTTCAAATATGGTTGAGTAAGTCATTTTATTTCTCGTATATTATTTTACGAACAACGCATCTTGGATAGCAAGATATATTACCAACAGATAACTTGTTACCATCATAAGAATAACTACTAAATATGGTAATCTTCTTCGGAGTTTTTTCATACAAGTAACCTATATCCTCACACCAAGAAAAATTAAAGTCATCAACATCCTGTAAATCATCATACCATTGAGAACTACTACAAATGTCTTGCCAAATTACTCGAACCTTTTTGTAAGGGAGTTTATTTTTGGGTTGCTTCGTAATAGGCTTCATATAAATCCTTATAATCTACTTCATTGTTAGTAAGTTGTTTTATCTTAGCTACAATATGTGGCTTTGGAAAACGCTTGTCATTCTTAACTGTCAAGCAAATTCTTTGAGCAGTAGTCGCAGGATTTATACCTTTAAACCCTAGCTTTAAACCTAGATTATAATAAGATAGTTTTTCTTTAAGTCGCCAATCGTTTAGTTTCATTTGATTTCCTTTGTTTGTTATATTTTTAGGTTATATATACATAAGATAAAAGGTTTGACAACAAGTTTATTTAGTGTATACACATTTAAAAATAGAAAGGAAAAAAATGGATAACGAACAAATAAAAAGATCATTCTCAATATTTAATGGCGGTGAAGGATTAGATCACTGGTCTTATTCCTCAACGTCTACACCTATGGCTAAGAATTTAATTTCTTATTCGTTCCCGCAAGAAGTTAGAAGGAAGTTTCCTTTTAGATATAAACCTAACTTTGGAAATTTAGTTAATAATGTAGTGCAGAAATTAATTGCAGATGTAATTTATAAATCAAAAACAATTAAAGAAACAGAATGGGATAGAGATTATAAAGTTTGCTTTGATAGTGAACTAGATATTTTAAATCAGAACCCACCAGTAGATGACAAGGATAAGCAAGGCAGACAACAGATGATTAGGTTTGCAGAAGATTGCATTCCAATAACAAAAAAAGTTGTTAAAGATTTAGTAGGCAATGACAAGTTAGTTTGCGAAAGATATGTTGAAGTTAAAGAAGAGTTAATGATTAAACCAATACTCGGTAGAGTAGACTACGAAACTAAAACAAAATTTATAGAACTAAAAACTAAACCACCTAATTTAAAAAAGGTTAAAGGTAAAGATGAGTGGAACATGATCACTCAAGAACTACCAACCGAACCAACGATTGAAAACTTAACACAGACTTCATTTTACTTTATAGCAACTGGGAAGATACCCTTCTTAGTTTATGTTAATAACAAAGATTATATTGTCTTTGATCAAAGCCATGAGTTGATGAAGGCAGATCATTTAGAATTTTTGTATAACAAAATGGTACAAAAAATTTTAACATGGGAGAAGATGATTATGTTCTGTGATGGAGACATCAATCAGTTAGCAATGATGTGCGAACCACCAGATCTAAATCATTTCTTTTACTATAAAGATCTAGCAGAAGAACAAAAACAATTAATAACCAAACTATGGGGAATGACATATGAAAAATAATATATATAAAAAACTACACAACGCTTGTATCAATGCAGGTGGTGTTAAAAAAGCAGAGAAGGTTAGGGGGATGCACTTCAACCCATTACTACATGATGCGGTACAAGAAACTGCAACCCAAGCATTATTGGATCAAGGATTATATCCTACTTGTAGTTATAAAACTGAATTGAATGAGAAGTTTGTATTGGTAACTTGCACCATGACTATTCATGATGTTGAAAATCCAGAAACATCAGTAACAATTGATGGATGTTCGGCAATGGGTGGATTAGATAAGTTTGGAACAGGTCAAGCCATGTCTTACTCAAGAAAATATGCTTTCTTAAATCTGTTAAATTTAAAAACAGGTATTCAAGATGATGATGGTTACTCAGCGAAACCATTTAAACAAAATTCTGTGGAACGAACCGCAGGATCTGTACCAAATAATGGTATGGTAAATAACAACCGACAAGTAAGTCGATAAAGGAGAAACAATGTCTGAACAATCAGAAAATATATATATCAATCTAGTTAAGAACCCTAAGTGGGATGGTGTTGAAAGTAATCAACCTATCTATGTTGGTCCGCCAAATGTGGAAGCACAACAAAAGGGTAAGAACTGGACCATTGGTGCTAAAATCAATGGCGTTTGGTATAACCAAGCTGCGTTCCCAACTAAAGATAAGAACGGGAATAAAGTTCCAGGTGGATTAACAATTAAGTTAACACCTTCTGGTGCAGGTAAAAAAAATGACTTTGCATCTGGATCAAGTAGTGGTAATGATGAATATACTTTTTAACTTAGGCTAAAAGGTATCTAGCAGGGTGGGGTTTTTTTTCCCTTTCTATTCGTTTCCCCACCTTGCTAAAAAAACAGAATAATTATGAGCAAGATAACAGACTTAGATAAAAAAATTAAAGACAGTATAGTTGAGGATCGACAAAAAGATTACGGAGATTACCAACATAACTTTACTATTCTTGCAGAAATGTTTACATTGGTATTGTTTGATAGTTTAAAAAAACGAATCAAGCCACACCAAGTAGGTCATATTATGATGGCATTAAAATTATTTAGATCAACAAGAGGTTATAAGGCAGATAATTATCACGATCTATCTATCTATAATGATATGGCATTTGAGTTACACAAAAAAGATGTTGCCAAAAAGGATAAAGTATGACAAAATTTAAAAGAATTATCAATGGTAATTGTTCGTTCCAAATGATCGAACTCTTTGATGATGTAAAGAAGGCTACCAACTTTCAAAACAGAGGAGAGTTAGTAGAATGTAAGATCGAAAACTTAAGTTTAGATTTTACAAAAGTAACAAAGGAGCATGATGGAAAACATCAAGATGCGTCTGCAAAAGCTAAAGGATCTTCAAGAGAAGAAACATCAGAAGTATCTGGAAGCAAAACAAAAAGTAAATAAGTATCAACAAGATTCTTATAAATTACTTTGGGAAATTGAGCAGACAAAAGAACAGTTAATGGCTAATTAAGTTATTAACTTTTAAGTTGAAAAAAAAACGATAAAAACTGTAGGGGATCTATGACCATAAATATAAGTGAGCATTATAAAAAGCACATTAAAAATCTAAACAACAATCATTTTATCTACAAGGTTAAGAAAGCATTTTACCTTCTTACGAACCAAGAAGAAAGATTATATGAGGTAGGGTTCTCGGAAGGATTTCTTTATGCAGCTAAAGTTTTGCAAGAGAAAAAAGAAATAGTGGATAGTAATAAGAGAGTAATTGGTGTTGGATATAAAACTGCGAACCCAAAAGATATTGATAAAGCATTTGATTATGTATGCAGTAAGTATCATGTTGGTAAGAAAACTTTATTGAGTAAGGATAGGCACAGAGAGATTGTTAGAGTTAGAAGTATTATGCACAATCTTTTATTTGAACATTTTGGTATTAGCATATCATCTATTGGTAGACACTTTAATCAAGATCACACCACAGTTTTATATTCATTAAACAATAAACAAAATAAAACTAGATATTGGGGAAGGGAGTATTCGATATGGCAGGAGTACGAAGAAATAAAAAAGGTATTGTCGGAGTCAACTGGCATTTAAAACTAAGATTAAAGATAGAGACTTTAGAAAACCTAGTCGATAGATTGTACAGAGAAAATCAAAAGATGAAACGAAGATTAGAAAAGTATGAGTTAACTAGAAACAGAGTGAACTATAAAAATAGATCAACTGAAACTTCTAAATCTTCTAACCTTACTAGCGATTGATTTTGGTTGCTTACTAAACTGCTTACCTTTTCTTTTGGCTCTTCTTTTAGCAGCTGATGTTCTTGCATACTCAGAAGCAGATAAAGATTTAATTGCAGCACTTGGTAAATATCTTTCTCCAGTAACTGATGATTTCTTTCCAGACTTGGTTCTCCATTTTTGTTTTCCCCATGCCTTTAAACTTCTTTGTGATTTTGATAATGCCATTATCTATACCCACCACCTTTTGCTTTGTAAGTCTTAGCAAGTAACTGAGCCTTCCTTGCAGACCATTGACCAGCAGCAGTACCCATAGTTCTACGAGCTTTGATTGAATTAAACAATCTTTTTCTTAAAGCGGGTTTAGTATAGTTACCCGCTTTATTTACACTACTTTTTTTTGCCATTTTTCTTTTTCTTCTTCATCTTTGAAGCCATAATTTTTTTCTTCATTTCTGGTGGAAGAGTTTTTTGTTTAGATGTAAGCATTAATATTTACCTTTTGATTTCATTTTCATACCCTTTTTCTTTGCGTATGCTTTTGCTTTTTTCTTTCCAGCTTTCGTATAGCTGAACTTCTTTTTTCCTACCATTGGCATTGTTGTTCTCCTTATATTTGCGTTCACAATAATTATCAAAACAAGAACCATCTTTACCATCATGGCAAAAATATTTCTTGGTATAGGTTATAATCCATCCACCTTGATTACTCAATAGTTCTTTATTGCATTCTTCACAATAACCACAAACTAATACTGTTGATTTTTTTTTAACCCAACTTTTTTTTTTCATAAAATTTTTATACATTAATTTTTTATTGAGTTCAAACTGCGACATTATGTATCTAAATTGGCTATTGAATTAAATATCCAAATAGGATATAATCTATTTATAAAAAAAAAACAAAGGAGAAAAAAAATGAATAAAAAAACAATCACTTTAAAATTAACTAGAAGAGAGTTTCAAGCTATACTAAGTGCAGCAGGAACTTGGCTTGGTGAGATTGATGAATATAAATCTAAACATAATGGAAAGTGTAATACATTTTGGATGATAATGTATGACTCTCTTAAAGAAGGTTTAGATAAAGGTGTTAAGCAATACGATAAGATCGTAAAAAAAGATAGTTAATTA